GTCGCTGTAAGGGCTGCTGTAGCTAATGTTCCACCGGCTACAGTAATGGTGTTTGAAGAGTGTGTTAGAGTTACGTCCCCATTACTAAAGTTAATAACGCCGCCAGAACCCATATGAAGGTCGTTCCAGCCAAGACTTGTGCTACCTAAGTCGTAGGTGGAGTCTGCGTTTGGAAGTAATTTACCGGCAAACTCTACGTTTTTATTGAACTCCCACTGAGTTCCAGTATGGTCATAGATCAATGAAGCGCTAGCCCCATCAATTGTAATACCAGCGCCATCAGCAGCAGCTGAATCAGCTGCGCCAGATGCAAGAACTATATTTAAATCATCAACAGTCAATGTTGTTGAGTTAATAGTAGTTGTAGTACCATTTACTGTAAGGTCACCTGTGACAGTCAAGTTATCATTAACAGTGACTTCAGATGTAGTGTGACCAATTGATATTGCTATACCACTTGTTTCTGTTGCTAGTTTTAAAGTGCCTGTAGCGTTTGTGAGGTAACCATGAGAGCCATCGTGATATACTTGCATATCACTACCAGTGCCAAATTTAAATTTATCACTATCTGGTATGATAAGATCGCCATTGCTATCAACACTTACAAACTTTGAAGCTTGGGATGTACCTAACGTAGTAATACCAAGCCCGAAGGGTGAATACGTCATATTATTTCTCCGCTAGGAAGTTGATGTTTCTATAGTAATATACACTTTATACTATAAACCAATTGCTGTTATCCGATACCAACGTAACAGATTCATTCTGATGCAAAATCGCAACAGAAGTTGTTCCATCTATGGTGTCGCTTCCAGCCCTTAAAATATTTACAGCATTACTGCTGCTGTCCGTTTTTTTAACTATTACCTGCATACCACCATTTGAATCTGCGGTATACAAAGTAACGTCAACTTCCCCACTGCTAGCATTTACGAAGACTACACCATTGGCAGTGGTCAAGGTTGTATCTCCAGTTATTGTGGTGTAGGGAATTGCGGTGTTTGATTTTCCATCCGCATCAAGAAAAACAGCCTTATCAGCAGGATAAGTACCAAAAACGGTATGCGTACCAACTGTTAAGTCGATAGCATTATTGCTGTTTGTGCTAGCTAAAACAGTAGTTCTAGCTAACGTGTCTGGAGATCCATCGGTGATAGTCCCGATGCCGACTTCCCACGAAGTGCCATTTGCATCTTCTATGGTATAGTAAGTTGTATTACTATTACCAACAGCAGATACAAAAGTTTGAAAGCCATCAACAGCACCGGCCAAGCTTAATGTACCTGAACCATCTGTTGTTGTGGTTTCTTTTACTCTGTCTTTTATTACTAGAGCCATAGCAACTCCCTAACAAGAGGTTTTAGAGTTCTAGGCAAATGTAATGTCTAAATCGCCAGCGTTAAATTTAAATACATCGCCATTTTTAACATCTCTTGACGACGTAAGAGAGCCGTGAAGCAGAACATTTCCTCCGCTTGACGCGTCTGCAATAAACACACCAGAAACCATTCCCCAATCCGCTGAAGATGTTGGAAACGTTACGTCACTAGTGTTTTGGGTTGCTCCGTTAGAAGGAGAGTCCCAAGAGGTAACTTGAACTCTAGCATAAGAACCGCCACTAATTTCTTGTGTAACAGTTCCAGCTTCTAACTTATCTGTTTCATAAAACTTGATAAGACCAACATAAACAGTTGTTCCGGGACTTGTATATGCGGTGTTTCTTAATACGTGGTTTACTAGTGCGTTTTCTAGATAATTTGAAAGTGCTGACATTATTTATCTCCGATTTAAAAGGAGGTTAACTCCATTCTTCTCCATGTGTCGGTAGCCACGCATACATAGAGGTGATATATTGTTGTGCCATTTGTAGCGGTCCCACCAAATTGCATTTCTCCGGGACTACAAGTTTCTGTCGCGCTGGATGGTACTGAGTCATCCCAAAAAACAACAGAATCTGCGGTATCTGTAAATGAATCTCTTACATCTGCGGGACTTATTAAACCACTAGAATTATTAGGCAAAATAGTTACTATTTGACTAGATAATTCAGTCTTTGTTCTTTTGGTCACTTTAATCCCCTTATATATTTGTCTATACAAAATACATATTATTATACACCATATACAAAAAAACCGCCCCTAAAAAAACTCTAGGGACGGTTCGTGATGACAGAAAGCCGTTATTGATTAGAAGGAGCCGAGAAGGATTCTTCGGTTATCAAGTACAGCAAACCCTACTTCAGCCCAGCCGTAGAATCCGGCTCTCTGATGGCGATGAAGAGCGTCGTCTTCGAAAATCTGAACATCTTGCTTGATAGGCATGATGAAACTGTCATTTGCAGTTCTATCAATACCGACTACAAGTTCAGGATCGCTACCGTTCAACGAAGCAGCCAATTGGTTGCTGTAGAACTTCTGGTATTCTTGACCTTCGCCAAGTTCGTCCATGTCGTGCAGATTTACACCAAAGATACGGGTGATAGCAGCGGCATCGTCGCCAGCTTGATAGATCTCACGTCGTGTGATTTCATCAACTTGGTCTACACCCCAGTTACGGATGTCTTCCAGAGCTTCTGGAGACAGGTAGATGTCAGTCAATTTTCCACGGTTTAAAGATCCAGTGTTACCACCAGCATTACGACGCATAACAGTCTTCATCAAAGAAATAAGTCTCTTTGTGAATTGTCCATCAGCAGCGTCACCATCGTAAACCAAGATGTTTCTATCAACGCCAGCGGCCAACAATGTGTGCCATCCGTCGTCGTTCATCTTCTTTACGAAACCAGCTTCGAGAACCTGCATTGCGCGGCCCACAACATCCCAACGGGCTTCGCGAGCGTATCGAAGAAGGTAATCAATCGAGGAGCCAACTGTGTAAGTTGGAACCATGACGTAATCGCCTTCGACAGCACGTTCAGGAATTCTTCCGTGGCCGGGATTGGTGTAAGCAACATGCTCGTTCTCAGTTCCGGGAGCCAAGAGGTCAAGTGGGAATTCCACTGACGTTCCGGGTTCCATTGGGAGTCTTTCAAAAATCCCATCAAGAACATCGCCCACTAAAACACCCTTACGAAGAGGTTGTTCCAGCGCTGTTGCTAGTTCGTGTTGAGCTTCAAGGGCAACGACCTTGTCAGCACTACCGGAGCGCTTGATAAGCTCAATAAAATGATCATCAGGTCGATTCATTCTATTCATTATTCTATTCTCCATTTAAGGGTTAGATTATTACTCAAGACCGACAGTATCGTCGTCAAGATTCTGGAATGGCATTGGCAAGTTAACTTCAACTTTGGCATAACCGTCTTCGTCCTTACTGGACATAAAACGACCAATGATGATCTTCTTACCATCAGCAATTTCAGCATCGGTAGCAATGTTACCAGCGGTTCCATCGTCTACAAATGCAGCTACACCAGCAGTTGGTGTACCAGAGATTTTGTTGGTCACAACATAACCCTTTTTAAGGATAGAAACTTTTCCACCTTTTTGGACTTCGTCTTGATGCCAGTTGATGTGTTGACGAGTGAGGTCAAGATTGACAACATCGTTCAACAAAATACCAACAGGAATCAAAGCGTTAGTTGCTTCAGCATACTTTACTTTTGCGCCAGCTTGGTCCATTGCTGCACCAGAGCCGACCGTGTCGAGAACTACAACTCCACCGCGTTCAGCAGTACCTTCGTTGTAGAAAAAAGAAATATCGACATCGAGTTCGTGTCTATCAGCTTTTAAAGCCATGATATATACTCCTAATTATGGAACTAAATTACTCTTGAACGCTAGCTGTAGAACGAAGAACATTACTTTCAAGCCATTCGCTAGCAGCAGTTCTGGCTTCTAAAGCAGAATCTTCACCAGCATCAGTTAATGCTGCTTCAGCTTCTTCTTCGACGTTTTCAAGAACTTCTTCGGATGCTTCTGCTTCAGCTTCATCAATTTCTTCAGCTTCAGCTTCTGCGTCTTCAGATGCTCCCTTTTTCTTCATTGGGTCTTCGCCCTTCTTTTTCATGAAAGGTGGAAGATCCTTTTCGTCTTTTTCTTCGTCGTCTTTTTTGGATTTATCTTCAGCCATTTTCTTCGGAGGTTTTGGTACTCCCGCAGCCATGATCTGAACAATTTCCCCAAACATTTCGTCACTTGCTTCAGCGAACTTCTCAAGAGCAGCTTCAGCTTCCTCACCCTCTACACCAACTTCAAGAAGCATAGTCTTGCGAGCAAGTACCTTCTTTTCGGCTGTATGGGCTTCAATTTTTTCATTGGCAGAAGCCAATTCTTCGTCTTTGCTTGCAATCGCTTCTTCGAGTTCAGCGACTTTAGCTTGAGCAGCTTCAAGAGCTTCTTTAGCTTGAGCAACAGCTTCGTCTTTTTCAGCAACAGTGGCTTCAAAAGCTTCAATCTTAGACTGAAATTCCTCATCTTTCTGATTAGCAACTTCAGCCTTCAGAGCTTCGGCAGCTGATTTAGCGTCTGCTAGTTCTGCTTTCAACTCTGCAACTTGATTTTCTAATACATTATCGGACATATCAGATATCTCCTTAATATTTGATTCTGAAATTAATTGTGGTTCACTATTCCCAGCAAAGGAAAATGATTTTGAAGAATCGTCATCAAGAATAACGCTTCTAGGGTTAGCAGGGTTACTAACCAAACCTTTGCCAGAAAAATTGATATTCCGTAGTAATCTACCTACCCTGTATCCTTCATACTTTCCATCTCCTCCATATGCTCTAAGATGCTTAGTTAAAAACGCAGACTCGTCGTTTCTTGCTATTGTCTTATGCTCGCCTTCCGGGGTAACTACGGCATAATCAAAGTTACTAAAAAGAGCTTCCATACTAACAAACCATTTGCTTTCTTGTATTTCAGCAATGATTGTAGACATTCGCTCTTTTAGTTCTGGTTTCATCCAGCTGTTGTATAAAACGGCACTAGTTATAATATCGAATGCAGAATCTGGCATAGTATTCTGATCTTCAAACTCTTTACCATTTTGGTCAACAACCACACTACCAGTTATATGCCCTATAATGTCACTTTCGTCGTGCATAAAGTTGAACTGCTTGTCCTCTGGTGAGTTCCTAGCAGCCCAAGTTTCTTTCCAGTCAAAAACATCATCATTTTTATTCCAACCAGTAGAAACTAAAACAGACTGTAAATAATAGAGATCAAACTGATCTTTATTTTCTGCAACAGCTTCGTGGTTAGACATTAATTTCTCAATGTCACTCTGTTGTTCTTGATCTGGAATATAGGTATCAACGACAGAAGAGTAAGCAACACTAGCTGTTGACTTAATTAATTCTTCTAACCCGTTGTTATATTCATCTTTATAGATTGGTATATTCATATATATTACCTCATAAAATTATACACCATAAATCAAAATAAATCTTAAAAACATTAGGTAGTATGGAACGACGCATAGGCCGTCACACTCATTTGGCGTCTCTCTTCTATGTTAGGTTGTCGTTGGTTTTCTTCAACGAACCCAGATTTCAGAGACTCAATAGTGTTAGCAATTAACTTGTTAACACCAGCGCCACTTTTTAAAATTTCATTTATCATGTCGGCATCAATTTCTTTATAAGGTCTTAGATTACATAGAATACAAAGTTTGATGTATTCTAATTCATCTGCCTGTTGTTTAGTCAGGCTTCTCAAATTCTTCTTATCATAATGATTTAGTAAAGCGGGTTGCACAGTATTTGCAACAATCTTTTGAGCTTTAGAAGCCCAAAGCATCATATTCATGAAATTAGACTTAACAGTTTGTCTAGGCTGTACTTCCTTTTGCTTTCTCTTTACTTGATCTTTAGCATTTTTAGGTCTACCGTCTTCCGGTCGGCCTTGTGGAGCGAACTGTTCTTGCTTTTCAGATCTCTTATCAAATTTGTTCTGTTCTCTCTCGTCTTGCTTATCTTGCATTTCTTCCTTCTTGTCTTGGATGCTTTGATCACTTCTTCTATCTTCAGGTCTAGTAAGAGGATGATCACCAGTTTCTTCGGAAGGTACAAGCCCTAAGTCTTCAGGAGACATAGCATCTTTTGTGAGAGCAATTTTTTCGAGGTCGTTTCTGTGTTGAGAGTTGTGATAAGGGCCAGCTTTTTGAGGCATAGATTCGCCCTTTCTTTCTCGCTCTTCTCTTTTGATTCTAATTTTTTCAATTTCTGGAATTTCTCCAAATCGCTCAATTACAGTTTCGGTACTAACTATGTTTCTATCTGCTAGCTGAATGAGCAAGTTCTTTTCAGACGCTTCGTCAGAAAGAATCATCTGATCAAAATGAACAGTTGCTGGAAGTCTAAAACCCATAGCCTTGCGAACAATCTCTAGCTCTTGATTTAACCAAGAGACCAAAACATCACGCCCGTACTCTAATCTTTCTACAAGAGTTTTAAGGCTAATAAAGTTGTTAGTAAAGCTGCCTCCGCCGCCAGCTGCCATTCCGGTAAGTGTAGGTGGAATACCAAGACCTGCGTATATATTCGTGAGAACTGGTTCATATTTTTCCTTACCTAAAAATCTATATACTTGAGTGCTAGATTCAGTAAACTTAAGTTCAGGACCCCATACCAAATCCATTGTTCCGCCACCAACATTACTTGCTAAAATATTTCTAAGCTTATTAATAGCATTTTTTGTTGGTAGTATTTTGTTATCTAAATCACCAAGACTCCAAAGTCTTATATTAGAGATTGCACCATCAAGAGCAGATATGTCTGCTAGTTTCATTTTTTCTAGCATAATAATGTCATCTAAAATTGCATAAATCATAGGGTTAGCCCAAACTAACCAATCATCTTTCTTGTAGAAATATGCCGACACTTTATTTTCATCTAGCGGAATAAGCTCTTGCCCGCTCTTGATAGCCTCTACAATGTCTGGTGGCAACATTGCAGACAATCTCGCGTTATAAGGAACAGAACCAGACAGTCCTCTTTTTGTTTGTTGTCTAACTATTTTGGAAACCCTTATCGCATATTTGGGTTGACCAACAAACGTAGCTAATTCGTTACCAATAACTTCAACCGAAAGGGGGTTGAGAAAATCAAATTTCCAAGGTATCTCTCTTTTGTTGAACAATAACTCTTGAATGTCCATATCCGGAGTTGCAGAAGATCTTAGTTCTCTTTCAGCTTTTTTACTTATCTTAGCGGTTCTTCTTTTAACTATTACGTTTCCGCACCTGTATAACGTATTTAGAAATCTTTCTGATCTTTCTTTACCACTAATCTTTTGGAACCACTTGCGGTAAAACTTCTCTATTCTTTTGTTAGGATGAACTAAATTAATTCCTTGAGATGCGAAATCGGCCATGAGGTCAATAACGTTTCTTACAATTCCTACCTTATCGTAAGCAGCCATGCACATCTGCATAGCTTCCTTTTGTTTCTTTGGAACCGCTTCTTCGCTTCTAAAGCGATTGTAGTCTTCGCGTGTAAAACCAGTTCTGACAGACCTATTTGTATCTATGTCCAGAAAAGACCTGCGCCTGTAGCCTATAGACTTTTGAATGCCATCATAATGGTCTATATTGTCTGAGGTTTCCAATAAAACTTGTTGTTTGCCTGAGTCGTCTGCCCAAGTAACAAAACCCTGTGTTTTTTGTATCTCTGGATTTTTGTCTTCCATTGTCTGCCTCAATTGAATTGTAATTGGAATGATTGGATAATTAATCTAATTGATTATACACCAAATCAATAAACATCTTTCATTCCTTGTGTAAACCAAGCTGGTCCTATAAAGCTTTCACCACCATCTCCAACAGCTTTTCCAGCCCATCCGCCCACAGGATCGTAGTTAGGTTTCGCGGGTGTTCTATGTATTTTTCTGGCAGACATGTTAGCCATGATGAGAGAAGAGTAACGGTCTTTTCTTAGCCTGTCTTTCCTACCTCCGGGAAGTTTAACTTCTGGAGTGTCCCATTTATCTCTGCCCGCAGTTGTTTGCGTCATGATAATCATAGAAAGCTCATCCTTAAGTTCCTCTATTTCCATAACACAATCTTCCAGCGTATCGTACAGTCTGTTCTTTAATGTATCGTCAGATATTGCTAATCCAATAGTAGCCGCATCAAAGTATGGAAAGAGTACAACTTTATCCTCAAAGTCTTTTCTTAAACCATGATTTGCTTCCGCCACCCAGTCAGCCTTGGCAAACTGTATCAGCTCTACAATGTGAAGTCCCGGTTCTCCATCTGTATCCTTTTCTTTTTTTTCGTCTATCGTAGGCCAGATGGGAAGCTCTCCTTCTTGTATTTTATCTTTATCATGCAGAGCCTCTATAATCGCTATACCACCACCCTGAGCGTCTAGAGCAATTTCCTGACAAGGAAACACTTTCATCAAGTCTCTTATTTTTCTAGCACAATAAGAATAAAAGTCTGTTTCGCTTACCACACCCGCTTTTATCTTTTCTTTATGCTCAGACCTGTTAGTAGTCCAGCAATAAACAATTCTTGAATGGTCTTCGTGCAACTCCATAACAACAATAGAAAAGTTGTCTACTTCAGAAGCGGGGTCAATACCGAATACATATCTTGCATTTGGATTACCCCTAAGCACTGCGTGAAAATTTACTTCTCCACTAGGCATACTTATTGGGTTTTCTGGAGAGGCTATGCAGCTTTCGATTAATGATCTTTTAAAGAATCCATTACTATCGCTAGAGAAACAAGCTCCAAACTCCATTTGGTATATACCGGCATGAACAGTAGCCTTAGATCTAGCCACCTGTCCAGCATCCATAAAGCCTTCTGGCAAAAGCTCAAATGGTATTCTTATGATTGAATATTCTCTCCAGTCAAAGTCTTTAGGAACTTCATTATCGCCAAACATTTCAGAGAGTTTTTTAGGATCTCCTTTGCTATTTATTATCTGGCGCCATTTTTTCCAGTATTCGGCAAAGTGATTGAAGTCATAGTATGCCGTACCAGAAAGTATGATTTGGTTTCCTATATCTAAAACTTCGTCCTTGTCCTCTTGTATGTTTATACCCTCTTCTTCAGCCAGTCTTTTTGCAGCCAGTCTTTTTACATTCTCTATCGGAGATGCGCTTACGGCAGCAAAACCTGCTACAACATTTTCAAATATTGCACGAGGTATAGATGCAAATTCGTCAGCAATAATATCATTAGCACGTTGACCACGAATTTTAGAGCCATCGCCCAAAGGAAGACATGTTACTGTGCTGTCACCAATAATCATTCTGCACATATCCACATCTTTACGTGGGCCGCTACTGCCTCCGGCTATATCTCTCAGTATGGGTGCATTTCTCCATATTGTATCCATGTACTCAAACAGGACTTTAGATTGACGGAAGGCTGCACCAACGATAACGATCTTTCTTCCGGGCATTAGCAACGCTCTTAACATAGAGTAGAGCGACAGTATAAAAGATTTTCCAAAACCACGACTAGCGATAAGCATTGGAAACTTCCTTCCCCACATTTCTTTGAGCATTAATGCTTGGGAGGGTAGTACTTCGACATTAAAGATATACTTGCATATAAAAGAGAAGTATTCTGGATTAGATAATAACCACGTAAGCTTTATGTGAAACTCTTCTTCGGTATCTAAAGCAAACGGATTTATTAGCTCCGACTCGTCTTTGTCTATATTCAGCCATGCGTCTTGTAGAATTTTAGGATTATTAAGAGTGCTGTTCACGTATTAGTATCTCCGTTACTTCATCGAATATCCTAACGACCTTGTCCTCAGCGTCGTGTTTGTTATCAAAGAATAAAAATACAACACCAAACTCCTCTTCAATTTCTCTTATTCGTTTCCATATGTACTTACCGTTCATTCGCATGTATTGCCATCTTTTTTTTGGTATTCCTGAATTCTCAGGAAACGACATAATGTCGTCTATCGAGAATTCT